GCTCGGAACCAGTCAAGCACCAAGCAACGCGCCGATGGTAGGTGGAGGTATCACCTTCGGGTCGGTGCAGAACGAGTCAGCCGCGAGCAATCTGTCTCGGCCGTACTTCAACGACGGCAAGACCGGCGTCGTGTTGGCGATCCCGGACAACGTGTTCTATGGTCAAGTCGGCCCCGCGCAGACCACCGCTCAGACCGACATCGGAAAACAATATGGTATGACCAAAGACGCTGATAACCATTGGTATGTTGACAAAACCAAAACGGGCGTTAGCGCGGTATGCGTTATCACGGCCTTGGACAACTGGGACACGACACGCGGCGTGTTGTTCACGTTCTTGCCTGGTGTGTCACAACTGCTGAGCTAACGTTAGTCAGCGCAAACGCGGTTATCTCTTGAAGGGAGAATAGACCAACATGATGGTTCGCGGCCAGTATTTTCAGCTGATGGCCCCAGGACTGCACGACCTTTTCGTGCATTTTTTGGACCTCAAGCAGCGTGATGAGGAGTACTCATATGTGTTCAACATTGAGGAATCCGACGCGGCGTTTGAGGACGAGGTGGAGTTCTCTGGCCTCGGGCCGTTACAACCCAAATTGGAAGGCACAGCGGTGCAGTATCAAGACATCATTCAAGGTGGCACGAAACGTTACTTGCACGTTCCGTGGGCCTTGGGTGTTCGAGCATCGTGGGAATTGATCAAAGACGATCAGTACAAATTGATTAATCAAGCTCCGAAGTGCTTGGCGCGCAGCGCTCACTTCGTGAAGGAGATTTCGTCTTGGAATGTACTGAATCTTGGTTTCACCTCGACGACGGTTATTGATGGCGTGTCGTTGTTCAACACGCTTCATCCGCTGTTGGGTGGGACGCAAGCAACGGCGATTGGGCCGGGTGTCGGCAATATCATCGCAGCCGCAGGCACGTATCCAAATCGGCCTACGACTGACGTGGATTTGTCCTTCACCGCTATTCAGTTAGCCATCAATATGTTTGAGCGTTTGATCGATTCGCAAGGTCTGCCGATCTCGCTCAAGCCGAAGTATCTGGTGATCCCACCGGAGTTGAAGTGGATCGCTCGGGAAATCCTCGGTTCACCGAACAAGCCATACACGGCTGACAACGAGATCAACTCGTTGATCAAAGAGGATTTGATGTACTTCATTTGCCACTACCTGACCAGCGCCTCGGCGTGGTTCTTGGTGGGCGACAAAGAAGCACACTCTTTGAAGTTCATGAATCGTGAAGATCTCGAGGAGGACTTCTCTGACGACTTCGACACTCGAACAATCAAGCAAATTGCAACGATGCGTTTCTCGACCGGCGCAACGAACTGGCTCGGAACCTGGGGCAGCAACGGACCGTAACACTACGTGCTGTTTGACGTAGTGTTGTGCGCAGCAACACAAAACTCATTTCAAAGGGGGAATATCCAATGAGACGTTGGTTGATGTATGTTGGTCTGTTGTTCGCGTTGGGCGCTGCTGCGGTTGGACAAGCGGCGCCTCAGGCGCTGACGCAGTCGTGGACTGAGACGATTACAGTTGCACCGCCGCCGTTGTTGAACTCGCAGTCGTTTTCATCTGCGACAGCAACTGGGTTTTCACAGTCCCCGACCGGCGGTAGCATCGCCGCAGGTACGTATCGTTGCGGAGTTACGTTCTTTACGTCGACTAACACTGAAACACCGTTATCGACAGATACGGCTGCTACGTCTACAATCACCACGACGGGGTCGACCTCGACGGTTACCATCCAAGCACCGATTGCCAATGGCACGGGTGGAAACGTCGTTGGATGGCGTCCGTATTGCGGCATCAGCGGAGGCGCCACGGGGGCGGAGACCCTTGTGGTGCTTAGCGCGTCAGTGTGTACACTGTCGTCGTCCTCGACGCCATCGTGTTCGCTGAACTCGCCAGCGGTGCTAACGCTACAATCACAGTTTGCAGCGGGTGCTGGTGGGCCGGCGTCGCCGGGCACCGCTATCTTCCCGCCTGTGACAAACGCGGCCAACACGGCGTTGTTTGAAAACTCCGTGATGACGTATCGTACTGTGTATTGGACCGTATCCGGCACCGCGCCTTCGGCTTGTACGTTCAACGTACAGTTGGGGACCACGCCGGGGACGCTGGCCAACATTGGCCAGACCATTACTTGTACATCGTCGGGGTCGTATGCACCGCCTCTTACGACAACGGCTGCGTACTCCGGTTTGAATCTAGCAACGTACACCGCGGGTGACACCACAACCAAGGTGACGTTTTACGTAACCACGGCGCCGTATGGCCCACCGTTGTATTTTGTCAATGCCGTACCGACAGGCAACTGCACCAACGGTACTCACATTATTAACACAGCAGCCGCGTCAGCATCGACGGTGTTATATGTGTGTCAGCCAGCGAATACACTAACAGCACAAAGCGTACCGTAGTCGGAGGTTGTTATGCCAATGCAGAGCGGTTCCGGTTGGACAAGCATTCCGTGGCATCACTGCGATTGCCATCAAAAGGCTTATCCTGTCAATCAACTACGTAGACAGGACGGCCTGATTGTTTGTCCAACAGGGTTTGACAATCCACAACGCACTAGGACAGTGGATCAACGACAACAAATCATTCAGCAGGTTTTGGCTAACGATTTACCAGAACCGAAGCTGGCGCCAATTCTTACCGAAACGGAAGACAACACTCAAGAAGTTTGAACCTTAGTCGTGTAACACACGCAACCCCGAAAGGGTAGGAGGACACAGTGGCACATACACACGGAAGATATCAACAGGATTTAGGTTTCAGTGATGGTCTGATTTCCTGTGATGCATCGGAGGTCTTGGCCATAGCGTCAGCTGGAACCGTCACCTTGACACGCAACGCCGTAGGTGACATTGTCTGGCAATGTAACGCGTCGTCGACGGCTACTTTTAACATCAATTTGATGAGCAGCGTTATACGACGTAGTGGTTTCTTTGAAGACACACAAAACTTATTTGGCAGTACCTTCGGTGGTGGTCTTGGCGGCGCAGCCGCTGGACCGGGTTCGGCAGGCACCGGAATCCCCGCGTCAGCAGAGCCACAAGGCCGACCTGATGCCATGATTTTGGCTGGCACTCCGCAGCCTGCGTCGGGTATGGCGACGTTGCAAGAAATCACCCCGCGCACGGCGTTGAAGTTGAAAGGCTTCAAACCGTTGTCGATCAACGTGATGTACAAAGTGATAACCAACCCGGCCACGTCGTTGACCTGCGTGTTGACGCAGACTAAGGTAGTTGACAATCAAACCATTGCATCGCAACAGACCAACCTTTTGGCGTCGGGCGCCAACGGTTTAACTAACGTCGCAAGAGCCAATCCGTATGTGACCTCGATTGCGATTCCCAACGCTCAGTATTATCAAATCACACCGAACACAGCGTTGTGGTTTGAGATCGCAGTGCAGGAACCAGCGGCTAACACTTTTCAGTTGTATGGAATTGATGTGTTGTGTGAGTTCAACTATAACTAAGGAGACTCCACAATGTGGGAGATTCTATCAACTGTTTTTAGTGGTCTTACGCTAGTAACAGTCGCGGGGATGGCTTATAGGTATGGTCGACTTGAGCAATTGGTTCAAGACATCAACGAAAAAGGCTGCAAACAAAAACGCAATGGTTGTTTGTCAAGTTAGTGACTTGAGTGAGGGATGATCAAAATGGCAATTAAAATTAACATCGAGACTATCCCTCACAGCCAACAACGTTATGAGACAGTAGGCGATTGGTGGTGGGGGGCAGATGGCACATGGGAATTTCGTGTGAGCAATATGGGCAATTGGCGTTTTGAGATGCTAGTTGCAATACATGAGCTTGCTGAGTGTGCTATGTGTCGATTTTGGGGCATTTCACAAGTCGATGTCGATGATTTCGACAAAGTCTTCGAGGCTAATCGTGTCGAAGGCAACACTGATGAACCAGGAGATGACCCGAAAGCCCCCTATCGTAACTATCACTGCATTGCAACTGGCATCGAGCGTGTTATGGCAACGATGTTAGGTGTTAGTTGGAAGGAGTACGAAAGTGCGATCAACGCGCTTTAATTTTGTATCGGAGACGGCCGATGGAATGGGATTCGCAGCACGGCTTGTTCAGGAAGGCCACCCTGTTCGGATGTGGATACGCAGTCCCGACGCAAAATCAGTTGGCGATCGAATTGTTTCTAAAGTCGGGGACTTTGAAGACCTTATTGTGGATGCGTTGCCTGATAACGATGTTTTTATTTTTGACGTCAGTGGCAACGGCGTGTTCGCTGATTATTTACATCAAAACGGGTTCCCTGTTTTGGGAGGGTCTGTTTTGGCTGATCGGTTGGAGCGCGATCGCGAGTTTGGTGCTTCGATTATGCAACAGTGCGATATTGAAGTACCTGATACGTTATCATTTACTTCGTTTGAAGACGGAATCCGACATGTCCAAGACAACCCAGACATACGATGGGTTTACAAACCATCTAAGCAA